TGTGGCGAGTCTACTAACTGGCACATGTGTCCTAAATGCTTTTTTACTATAGGTGAAAGTGAAAACGATTGGTTTAGGGGTCAGTGGATGGCTATACTTAATTTCTTAGAAGGTAAAATGCCACATGAAGAGGATGAACGTGACTTGTAGTTGTATGCGAGGTAGTGCATCCACTTACGTAATCAAGTGTTACAAGTGCCGTCGAGGTAGGGCCTGAGTTTAGGATAAGGGAGTAGATTGTATGAAAGTAGTAGATAGGGTGTCTTATTATGGCTTAAAAGTGGGTTATTTGCGTAATCCCATAGCATCTGACACCGTATCTACTGCGACCTTTTGCGTCTTTGATGCATTTTCGATGATTGGGAGTAATTTACTAGCGGCTGCTTGGACATACCAAGGCTGCCCACTAAGATCCTTTGTCATATTATGCAATAAACTTAATTGAGATCCTTCTTCACCTTTTCCCAATTCTTTAGCAGCATTACCCATAGCACCACTCCAAAATTTTTGTAAACTCTCTCTAGCCCTTGGAAGCATAAATTCTTCAAAATCTTGAAGGGTTTGTTCTCTTATACTCTTAACTATTACTTCAAGTCCTTGATTAAGTGCATCATCTGACTCTTTACTTAATAGCCAAGTCTCAATCTTTTTCTGAGTCTTTAACGGTATCCAAAAGGTATAGATTACTAAGTATAATAAAAAGCTCATAATCCATACAACGATAAATTGTTCGTCGTTCATATTCCAAGTTTTTCCTTAACATATTTTAAACTAACACTAAATCCCTTTTGAGCCATACACGATACAATCCAAAGACCTGCTGCCGGTGTATAATAAGCGAATCCTAAATTCTTTTTAGCATTAGCATTACAAGCCGCTAGAGCTTGTAATTGTTCATTTTCTCTTATTGGGTCTAGTATTGGATCTAATATTTCTTCTTTAGCAGCATCTATAATATCATCAGCAGTTGGAACCTCAATATCTTTAATTGTTTGTATAACTTCTTTAAGCATATCTAAAGCTTCATCTATTGAATGATAAAGAGAAGCTAAAACAACGGGCCTTGGTAAATTAAGATCTATAGTTGGTATAGTTTCAGCTATTGCGATAAATTTAGATGTGGCGTCAGCTTTTTTGTCTAACCTAGAAAAGAGTAACCATAAACTACCAATAATAACGGGTTGTAATACTGAAACTATAGGAGGTATAAACCTATTCCACTTAATACCCTTCATTAATTCTTCAACGTCTTTCTGACTATTGGGAAATTTCATACCTTATAACCTGTTAACATACACGAAATACTGCCATTATTACCACTCTGAGTCGCTTTAACTGCGACTGTTGAGTTAGGAGGTATAACAAATTCAATCATCTTTGGTTGGACTCCTAGGTTAAAGTCTACTATTACAATCTTCTCGGTAAACATATTAATGTCATCCACTTGTATTGTATAAGATAAAGTTTCACCGGCACCCATAGCGGTCCAATCAATACCAATCATGATCCTAGTTAGAAAGAACTCGGCTGGATTAGTATAATCTAAAAGCGTTAAAGCTGAACTAGTAAGTGCTTGAGTTCCACTCCATCCGTAAATGTAACCTTCTTTAACTCTATTAACACTAAGGCTTGGTGCTAAGCTCACGAGTAAACTCTACCTGTAACATTAGATCCTAAAACAATACTACCGCCACCACTTAACATAGTAAATAAGACTCTAACTCTACTTAATGGAGGTATAATAATAGGAATCCAGTTATTAGGGCTAAAGTCAGGTTGAGCACCCCCATGATTAGCACCTACTAATGAACCGATAACATCCTCACCGTTTAATTCTACGGTAACATAAGCATCGTCACCATCTGATGAGGCCTGTAAATATTGTATCATAAGTTTAGCCTCTATAATATGTTTACCAGTGCTAAAGTCTAAAGCTACATCATCAGTTCCCGAAACCGTAACGGCACCACTGTAAGCATAACAAAAATCTTTAACATATACAAGACCTTTGCCAGTGCCACTAAATTGGGCGTTAGAAGCTATCTTCTCTTTAGCCATGCTTATTCGAAGTAAAGTGTAACACTACCACTTGAAGCGGAAGCACTACCACCGGCTGCGAATTGAATAGCTATTTGTAAATCTATGTTATTAACTCCGGCTAGAGGGAAAGCGACCGGCACCGTGTTAAATCCAACGGCTGCGGCTGCGTCGGCAGTATCACCGGCTATTCCCATAATAGTAAAGTTCTGTTCTGACATATTAGATCCTAGTAAACGGCATACTACTTGGTAGCCTTTTGCGTTGGTTGTGTCAAAAGCACAATCTACTCTAGATATTCTAGAGGATCCTTGTGGGACCTGAATATTGCCCAAAGAACTGGACAGCATATTATCCGTTAAGGAAAAATAGGCTTTATCGGTCGGCGTAGCGTCGAATGTTCGTGTTATTGTTGTGGCCAAAGTTGTTTAAGTATTATATCCTGAAATATAATTTACTTCCTCCTAGTTTTAGTTGTGGAAACTGTCTACGAGCAAAAGCACCTAAAGCTGCTATTCCTCCGGCAGTAACTAATGTCTTTCTACCAGCATCTGAGGCTATCATATTGATAGCGTTACCTGATAGTGTATTGAAAGCAGCACCTAACTGGCCATCTGCTATGTCTTTTATCACTCCGTCACTCATAACCGTAACATTACCTAAAGAAGTGCCAGTAGCGGTTGTGGTTGGTGTCCCTGCGTTTAGATATGCTGCTATTGCTAGTCCTGACGCCATACCTGTAACGCTTGGATGTGGTAGTGATTTTTTCATTCGTTTAACTCCATTTTTAGAGGGCTTACGAGCAACGGATCGCTTAGTTGATTTTGATGAACGACTTTTAGCGGCTTGGTAACGTGCTTTCGAGATAAGTTTATTATCTTTGAAATACATCATTCTACCGTTTTTAGCTCTCTTTGCTCGTAATACCATTATGTTTGTATACCTAAATCCATTATATAAACATATCTACTACACAATTACTTATATTCCCATTCCTCTACTAAAGTCTGATGAGTGACCTATTAGCAGCATATCGAAAAGTTAAGAGTTTTGCACTAAGAGACGGTGAACATGCCGTCTTACGCTTCGTCGGGGGAGTAGACCCTGACTTTAAGTGGACTGATTCAAAAGGTATAGAACGAACCTACCTTGGAATTAACGTTTATCTTATGAAACATTCAAGTGAGTTCTACAATGGCCAGTGTGATACAGAGACCATACTAAGGGCAGGTCTCGGGACTACTTTAGACCAGTGGATTACAGACGGGGGTTTAAAAGCCAAAGAATTTGACTTGGTGTATAGAATTGATAACTCCAAGGCTTTGGGATATGGTTTAAGAGTTGAAAGTATGGGGAAGAAGTAATGACTTTGATAAAGGGAGATCCTAAGAAATGGAGTCATAAACCTGATGACTGTATTAAATGTGGCGAGTCTACTAACTGGCACATGTGTCCTAAATGCTTTTTTACTATAGGTGAAAGTGAAAACGATTGGTTTAGGGGTCAGTGGATGGCTATACTTAATTTCTTAGAAGGTAAAATGCCACATGAAGAGGATGAACGTGAC